ACCAAATTGCTGATAGTGAAGAGTGCAAAGTCTGATGAGTTTGCTTTATTTGTGATACGGAAGTGACCTTTGATCAATGATGTTGAGTCATCGATTGTAGCAAGATAATTTTGAATATCTGTGCCACTCTCATCAACATAATCAATCCAAAGTTTATCAGCAAGTGTTGCTGACGCATTGTTCAATTTCAATGAACTATTGCCAGGATCAGTATCTGATGTATCAGTTTGGAAATTATATTCAAATGTTGCGCCACCAAAGTTACCTTGTGCGCCAGTTGGTCCTGTTGGACCTTGTGGACCCTGTGGACCAGTATCTCCTGTGACACCCTGTGGACCTTGAGGACCTTCTGGTCCTTGTGGACCCTCTGGACCTTGTGGACCAACAACACCTTGAGGACCTTCTGGTCCTTGTGGACCTTCTGGACCTTGCGGACCAGTTACACCTTGTGGACCTTGAGGACCCTCTGGACCCTGCGGACCTTCTGGACCTTGTGGACCAGTTACACCCTGCGGACCTTCTGGTCCTTGTGGACCCTCTGGACCCTGTGGTCCAACGTCACCTTGTGGACCTTGCGGACCAGGAACGTTTGAAACACCTGATGGACCTTGAGGACCTTCTGGACCCTGTGGACCCTGAGGACCTTGTGGACCAGTGACACCTTGTGGACCTTCTGGACCAGACGGACCAGATGGACCAACAATACCACCATATGCTAATATGTTCCATGCCGTGGTGCCATCACCAACTTTGAACTGACTTGTATCAGTCTCAAGACCAAATTCGCCTTGCGCAAGAACTGTGTTCGCAGTAGACCACTCTAAAGCAGTACCGCGACGAAATTGAAGTTGAATATATGCCATGTTAGGTTACGCCTCCGCAATTGATATTTAGTCCTACGCTAAAGTCTGTACTTGGTGTTCCGCCATCATATACAACAGCACCGACTGGTCCTTGTGGTCCTTGTGGACCAGCATTTCCGTTGACACCACTTGGTCCCTGTGGACCTTCTGGTCCTGATGGTCCTTGTGGACCAGCATTTCCGTTGACACCACTTGGTCCCTGTGGACCTTCTGGTCCTGTTGGTCCTGATGGTCCTTGTGGACCTGTATCTCCATTGACACCACTTGGTCCTGGAGGACCTGGTAATCCAGTAGGTCCTTGGGGACCTACTGGTCCTGATGGTCCTTGTGGACCTGTATCTCCATTGACACCACTTGGTCCTTGTGGACCAGTATCACCCACTGCTCCAGATGGTCCAGTCGGTCCTTGTGGACCTGTTGCGCCTGTATCACCACGATCGCCAGTACGCGCAAATGTAATAATGACATCTTCACCATTTTCAAACAATGTTCCAGTTAGATTACCATCTCCTGAAACATATGCGCAATTTACTTGAAAATAATCGCCATGATCAACTAATGATGAGATTGTGTATAGAACAAATGCAGCTGTATTAGTTTTATTTGATACTCTAAAGTGACCTTTGATTGCTGATGTTGAATCATCAATAGTCAGTAGAAAATTGCTAATATCAATTCCACCATCAGCTAGTTCATTGATGATCAATGCATCAGCTAATGTCAAATTTGTAGCATCAAGTTTTAGTTTTCCTGGTCCTGGATCAGTGCCACCAGTATTGGTATCAAATGTATAATCAAAGGTTGCACCACCAAAATTTCCCACCTCACCCTTTGGTCCTTGTGGACCCTGAGGACCTTGAGGACCAGTTACAGATGGACCGCTTGGTCCTTGAGGTCCTTGCGGACCTAAATCACCAGCAATACCTTGAGGACCTTGTGGTCCAATTTCACCAGCAACACCACTTGGTCCAGTAGGACCGATGTTACCAGCAATACCCTGTGCGCCAGTTGGTCCTTGTGGACCCTGTGGACCTTGTGGTCCAGTATCAGCCCCTGCACCAGCATACAAGTCTGTGAAGTTTTCGTTTACTTTCTCAAACGCTTCACGAATTGTATCGCCAGTGCCATCATTAGGTGCTGCGCCAATATCGATTATTTGTTGTGTCATCTCTTATTCTCTTAGAAATTATCGTCAACTGTTTTAGTTCCACTGTCAACGCTGATAAGTGTACTATCAACTCTATCATCAAAGAAGTATGGGTATTCTTGCAAGATTTCTGTAAATCCAAATGCAGTATCTGCATTTGCGTTCATAGGATTTGGATAGATAATCTGTCTTACAAGTTGTCGATCTGCAACGCTGAAACTTGAAATGTTCCAGGAAGCATTACTGACTGCACCAGTAATATATCTTCCTTCTCTCAAAAGTCCATTTGTGTCAACCACAATCATAGTGTTGCTTGTAGAATCCCAAGAGTGTACAAATGCAGTGGCATTTGCAGCTGCTAGAGTTCTTCCTTCGTAAACCAACTCACCAACTTTGAACGTGCCATTACCAGCACTGAACACAATCTCGCGTTCGTTGATTTGACTGAATGTACTATCATATGTATTTGCTGTTGATTTGCGAATAATCTTAGATTCAGTTGTAGCACCGTACATATAACCTTTGGCAGTGAATGTCAAAGTCCAAATTATAATTCTTATAGGATCTGGACCGCCAACATCATCTACATCTTGCGAAACAGAATTGAGAATGAATGGCACATCCACCTTCTCAGCTGGAACACCGACTAAATCCATTGTTACAGTATAATCTGGCGCAAAGTACGGAAGAATTTGCTCAACGATTTGTGTGCCATCTTCAACGTTTCTTACATAGATGTTCAATGTAAAATCAAAGTTGTATGGTGTTGCGCGAACATTTTTTACTTTTGATACTGAATTGCCATCAGCAAAACTATTCGTGAAACTGCTGCGCTTACGCAAAGGATCGTATGTAATGCCAGCGAGTTCAAAACTCATGCGAGGCAAAGTCATCATAGTTTCTTTTGTCAACTCAGGATCTTGTGTAATACGCTGATAGAATTTTTCTTTTTGCGAATACATCAAAGGCACATTGATGCGTTCAATTTCTTGCGTGCCTGCTTTATTGTATCGTTTGAGCATGATGTTATTGAACATCGTGCCGAAAGCAACGACCATTTTACGAGTGATTCTATGATAAAAGTGTACGCCTGATAACATTATGCTTCACCAAATGGATTGGCTTCACTGAAGTCAAGAATATTATCTGCTTCTTGCTCAATGCGTTCGTTATCTTCCACACTTTCATAATTAGAATTGCGCATTACGTCTGCTTCATCGGCAATATTCCATTGAGCACCGCTACTATTTCCTTTGACCAAAGACCCTGCAACAAACTCACCTTTGATATTTCTAAGTTTGAGTTTTCTGGATGGTTTATCCCAACCAGCAACGACTGCTTTTGCCACAGCATTTTCTAATGACGTTCCCTGGTAAACCCATTCTAGATTAGTGAAAGTTCCTGATCCACCAGCATCTAGTGTAAAGTCTAGTGCATATGCTTGTACGTTTGGAATGCTATCAATTTCAGTAACACCAGTTTGAAGTAATTCACCGTTATATTTGAACGCTTCCATTGACAATCCATACATGTATGGATTCTTTGCGTCTTTACCTAATTGAAAGAAGTTTTTTTCTTCCTCAACAAATTTGATTTCCATCAATTTGAATTGAGTTGGCAAATATACCAGATCACCTTCTTTAGGCACATTGTGAGATTGCGGAAACTGTCTTGTAACCAAACGCTCAAACGAACGACGAGACATACAGAGGCGAGCAGTTTCTTGTAGTTCTAATCCAAACTTACTGAAGAATTCTTGATTGCCTTCATAATTTTGAAAAGTCTCTAGGTACATCTCAATCTTGACCGCGTGGCGATAGCATTTCACTGGATCATCGCCGAATAACTCATCGGTTGATGATTGTGATTCTCTTGGAAGATAATAAACATCGATTCCGTGATTTCGAATAGACTCGATGATCAAATCTTCGAGCAGCTGCTGTTCAACAGTTGCTCTTTGATTATTGAAGTATACACTAGTTGGCATTATTATCCTACAATGAAGGGTGTTGGCTCTTCGTAAGTGTCGCGAAGTTTTTCTTCTAATTTCTCAACTTCAGCGCTTGCCTCATCATAAATTTGTTGACCATTGATTGTCAAACCACCTGGAAGAACATAGTTACCATATTTCTTTAGATTTGTGCCCCACTGCTGCTTGAAGAGAGCTGTGGTATAGTCTCTCATCCAACCGTCATTATAGATTTCAGTATAAACTTCTGGATTGGTAATTCTATGACATTCGAACGCAAGATATGCATTGTCTTTGAATTTATCCCAATTCATAAAAATTTTCAGCTGATTCACTTTCTTATTATAAGTGAATGGGGGCAATCCCGTAACAATCATATCAAGCATTGCAAGATGTTCACGAGCAATCACATAATAGGTATATGAAGAGGCGGTTAGATTGTAAAAGTCGTTCAAACGCAACTGATAGTTGATGTCGAACATATTGAAACCGCTCGAAGACGTCGAAGATTGAATTGCTCCAGAAAATGGAAACACTCGAGTGACGCCAATAATAGAATCTGCGAGAGTAATATAGGTGTTTGAAATGTCTGCTTCCGTCACCTGATATGACAAAAAGCAGCGTTCTGTTCCATCAAAATGGTAGTTTTTATATAGATACAGCGCATCATCGAGGCGATCTTCTAATTGATCGTCGTCGACATTGATATCGATAACTGGAAACCCGAGTCTTCTAAGGCAATAATCTTTGAGTTGAGTACGAGATGATGGCTGAGACATGTAGAACCTCGCTAATTATTGTATATTTAGTTTATGCGATAAGTGTCCCGTCTCGTGAACTGTAAACTCTATCTGGATGCATGTGTGCAAACTGTTCCCAGTTTGGTTCTCCTGGGAGGATTCGACGACCAGTAGATTCTTCTCCGATATGCTCTATAATATTCCTACCATTAGAGTTTTTCAAGATAGCAGAGTACATTTTCTCGAAAAAGTCGAGATAAACCATGATCATTCCCTCGTTTATCGTAAATTTCCAGTACTCTCTAAATGGATAATCGATAATACTGCGGCGATAAAATGAGAAAATAATCGGAAACTGTTTCGTATTCTTGCTGTAATAATATTGCTTGATTGGAGTATCGGTTTCCTCGATCTGTGGTGGCTTCTCGTGGAAATACCATTCCTGCCTCTGAAGAACCACAGAAGCCATTTTAGGATCTGACTCTAAGATTTCGATCATATCATCGAGACGAACAGGCTCTTTGAGGACAACATCGTCCTCTTGATGGATGATATAATCGTAATCAGTCGTCTTGAGATAGTCGAAAAACTCGGTCCACGTGACTGATAATCCAAGATTTTCTTTATGTAAATTGAGTTTGAATCCGTGCGTTTTTCCGATCAGATCGAAAATGTAATCGTTTCGAGTTCGAGGATAATCATCGACGATCAATCGATCAACCTGATGCCCACAATAGTCTAGAAGGTGCAATGATTCTAGACTTTTCGTGAGATAGTGCAATCGATTGCACGAGAAGATTACATGCAGGACTTTCATCAGTATTGAGTGTTGAAGAAGAAAGTTTGGAACAAACGACCAGTATGTAACGTGCTTCCGAAATAATCAAGAGAAGCGTGGAATAAATTACCGCGATAAAGAACAAGGCGATTATACTTGTTTGCGATATAATCTGTCATTTCCCATTTGGTGTAATCGTATCCCTCATAATCTTTATCTTCTCTGTTACACTTTCCAGTTGCTTTATGGCGATAGAGAGCAGTTCCTGAGGATAGTGGAGCGTCTGGAGTTAGATAGCAAACTCCAGCCCAAGTGTTGAATTGATCGGCGTGGATCCAAGTTCTATCTTGAGCGGTGCAAATTTGAAATGCGCCAGTATACCCAGAATCCTCAAACCAATGAGTGATATCGCCACCCGCATAGCGAATAATATCACCGATGGTCTTTTTTGTATCTTCAGTGAGAAATGGTTTTGTTCGAAGTCCAGGATAGTTTCCAGAGACCTCAAACTTCTGACTCAGCGCAAAATCTCTAACTGTGTCAGGATTTCCATAAAAATCGTCAATGATAATAGTGTTTATCTTCATGATTGCACCTTTAGTAAAACATAAATCGTCCAGAAGTTCCATCCCACCCTGAAACCTTCCAATCAACTTCAATGAGTTTGTCTTGATATTGTCTTGTGAGATAATATGATAGCGTCTCGATATCATAGTGATACATCGGCGGTTGTTTTACCAAATGTATCGTAGCCTCGTTGATGTCTATAAATTTATCTAGGTGTTCTGCTCCGAAGCCATAGAGAACGGTACAGTACTGATGCAGGCGATTATTGTTTTGTAATGCTCTTCGATCTATGAATGAATATCGCCAAGAATCATTCCATTCAAAGTTGAGCGGTTTCTTGAAGAAAATCTTATCTTTGTTTTCTGGAGTCAATAATTCATCAGTAAAGTTATAGTAGAAATATCTACCAGTTGCTTTGAAAATAAAGTCGTATTGTTTTAGTTTATCTTTATAGTTCTTGTAGATAATGTTCAACAGAACGCTTTCGCATAGACTTTTATTCTGATGCGTGTTTACAAGTTCAAAGCACTGCGGAGCAATTTCTTTTAGGGGAATAAACTCTACGTTTCTGAAATGCATAAACGTTGAGATATATTCTTTATAGTTATCAGAAGAATCAATTATAATAATCTTCGATTTCGGAAACGTCGCGCTAATTGAATTGATTGTGAAAATAGTTTGCCTAAATCTCTCATCAGCTGGAAAAATGGTTCGCTTCTCGCTATATGTGAAGCGACCTTCTCTTGGCTGAATCGAAGATGTTACGACAAAAACACTATTCATAGAAATTATTTGATGCTACTTTGAGTAGATACTTGCGATGAAGTTCATGCACGTTTTCATCTGAGAACTGCAAGCCATGCTCGCGGCAATCGAATGAATTGATCTTATTTGCTTCAATATTTCTCAAAGCAGCCATGAGTTCACTAAAACTACGAATGCGATATCCTGTGACATTCTCTTCTACGATTTCTGGAAATGCGCCCCAATCAGTTGTGATCACAGGAGTGCCAGATAAATTTGCTTCAATGATCATATTGCCAAACGGCTCAACATAATATGTCAATCCCAACAAGCCTTTGGCTTTTTTCATCAGCTGTTTGCGTTGTTCTGCGTTCGCAACACCAAAGACTTCAACGTGATCTGGAATCTTAGTATAGCCCAATGTTTGTAATGATCCAGGACCAGCAACAATCAGTTTCTTGCCAAGTTTTTCTGTTGCTTGAATAGCAAGATGAAGACCCTTTTCTTCACAGACACGACCGAAGTAGAGATAGTAATCCTCCTTCTGATCATCATATTCAAATTCTTCAATTGTAAATGGATTTGGAATCACTGCATCGAACCAGCTCGGGCTCATCAACATCCCACGCTCGCCATAGAACATATGCATATTCGCATATGATGTGAACGCTCTATAAGGAGCAAAGATACCATTGGCGCGATACCCAATTGATGGTTCTACTGGCTTACAATTTTTGTTTTTCTCACAAGCCAGCTGATTGTCCACACCAAAGAAACAAACAATTAGATCACCGTCAGATGCGCGTTTTTGAATTTCATCGCCAGCAAGTTCATTGAACTTGCGAATTTCTGTTGGTGTTGTTGGAATGTCTACGTGCTCGCAATCTACTTGTGCACCAGGAATTCCATAATGAATCATTTGGAAATGTGGTGAGAGATGCTTGATGTATTTGTAGCCGTGGACCGCAAATGGGTCAACGCGATTCATCAACCCAGTAGGATTGCGTGGGTTTACAAGAACATGTACTTTCATAATATACTCACGAAAAAATAATCTATACTATTTAGCGTCCTTCATAGTCAACGTTCCCCAGTACGTTGTACCACCATCATAGGTGATAAACGTCCATAAGTCACGAGCATTTGCTGCAGTTGTTGCGGGAGGAATTGCACCACCAGCCCAGTAAATTGTATTCGCAAATGTTGGGAAACGACCACCAACACCATCATTGAGCAATAGTAGTGAGAACATTTGCGCAGTTCCAGAATTTGGAGCATTCACAAATGTAAACGTTGTATTGCCTATCATTGTATGACGGAAGTAGTTTGAATTTGACAAATCTACAGTGTTAGCAGTTGTCGTTGATGTATTTACTACCATGAAGTCTTTACTTGACTTCAACGTTGCTGTCAAATTGCCGCTTACTGTTACAGAATTATTTGAAACATTAGCAACAAGAGTTGACGAGCCAACACTGAATACATTACCATTTAGATTGAATGTTAGATTTGCTGATCCAGCAGTGCTTCCATTATCATTGAAGAACACTTGCGTATTTGATCCACCGATTGGTCCAGTTGGTCCTTGTGGACCAATTACACCCTGCGGACCTTGAGGACCAGTAACACCTTGCGGACCTTGAGGACCAGTTGATCCTTCTGGTCCTTGTGGACCAGCAACACCTTGAGGACCTTGAGGACCAGTAACGCTTGCACCACTTGGTCCTTGTGGTCCTTGTGGTCCAGGAACGGTTGATGCATCACCTTGTGGTCCTTGAGGACCTTGTGGACCAACAACACCTTGCGGACCTTGAGGACCTTGTGGACCAACAACACCTTGCGGACCTTGCGGACCTTGCGGACCTTGCGGACCCTGTGGACCAATCACACCCTGCGGACCCTGTGGACCTTCTGGTCCTTGAGGACCTTGTGGACCAATTACACCCTGTGGACCCTGTGGACCAGTAACGCTTGCACCACTTGGTCCTTGTGGTCCTTGTGGTCCAAAGACACCCTGTGGACCTTGAGGACCTGTGTCGCCTTTATCACCAGTGCGAACAAATGTCATAATCACATTTGTGCTATTTGAGAAGTTCGAGCCAGTTAATGTTGAGTTCAATCCTGCAACAGGAACAACGAACCAATCAGCAACATGAAGATGAGTACCGTTAATATTGAAGAATGTGTATTCTAGAACATTTGCAGAATTTGCAATCTTGAACGTGCCTTTGATTGTTGATGTTGAGTCATCAATTGTATTCAAGTAATTGAAAACATTTCCACTTAAACGATCGATGTTATCAATATACATCTCAGTCGCAGATAGCAATGTTGTATTATTGAACTTGACATAGCCAGCTGTTGGATCAGTATTTGCTGTATTGGTATTGAAGATATATTCAAACGTTGCACCACCAAAGTCACCAGTATCACCCTTCGGTCCCTGTGGACCTTGAGGACCTTGTGGACCGACGACACCTTGTGGACCTTGAGGTCCTTGAGGTCCTTGAGGTCCTTGTGGACCAAAGACGCCCTGTGGACCCTGTGGACCCTCTGGTCCTTGTGGACCTTGCGGACCAAACACACCTTGTGGACCTTGAGGACCAACAACACCTTGAGGACCTTGCGGACCTTGAGGACCATCTACGCCCTGTGGACCCTGCGGTCCTTGTGGACCAACAACACCTTGAGGACCTTGTGCACCTTGCGGACCTTGTGGTCCTTGTGGACCCTGTGGACCCTGTGGACCTGTTACGCCTTGAGGACCAGATGGACCTGTTGGACCAGAGTTCACAGCAACTTTGATAACTGCTGATGAATTGGCGACATAATATGTCTTACCAGTTGATTCGTTATGAACGAAACGACCGATGCCAATTTCAGACCAAATATCTCTATCACCACTGATGATCCATGAACCGTTGTTTAGTGTATACAAGTCACCGTTTCTGATGTCAAAAATATCATTTGTATCAGAAGTAAAGTTCAATACGGTGAATGTTGAACTTGCTTGAGAGTATACACCAAATCCATATGGGCTTTGACCCTTGAACTTATCAAGAATTGGATTGCTGTCCAAATCTAGTGATAGCGTTGTTGCACTATCAAGAGTGGTGTTACCAAGTTGCGTTGTGGTGAGTGTAAATTGATTGCCAGTGCGAACTGCTTGAATAGTCACACCGTCTGGATAATCCGACCAACCACCAGTAAATGTTACAGTTGCAGAACCATCAACTAGTTTTACTGCATCTGATCTGAGATAGTTGTACCAAATTTCCCAACCAGTGATTGTACCACCAGTGTCGCGCAAGGCTGACAAAGTATGTTCACGACCAGTAATTGGATCAACATACCAGCCAATAAGAATACCAATTGTATCATTATCAGCATTTGTTGATTTGAGCTGAGCCTTGATTGTATAATTAGCAAAAGACTCTGGTGAAACAAATCCAATAAACGTACCACTATTCGTGGTGCTCGTGATAACGCCCGTATTTGCATCAAACGACCATGCGTTCAACTCACCTGCATTGGCTGGCTGATTTGAAGTTCCGTCGTGAGAGAATCTTGTCCAAGTATTGAAGATCGTTGAATAATCTGTCAATGTATTTTGAGCAGCACTCAATTCACCATTTGTTTCAATAAAGTAGCCCTTGACGAGAGTGAAATCATTTTCTCTTGCAAAGGTTGATGTGTTTGCCAAGAATGACACTTGACCTTCAAGACCAACTGGAGCAATGTTTGCTAGTTGTTGTCCGTCAAGTAAGTCAGCGTCAAGAGTCGATAGAGAACCGTCATTGCCAGCATGCCATACAGTGTTGCGATTGACCATCAAACCATTGTTGCTGACAAGATTGAAATTGACTCTATCATCAGCATCATTAGTCAAAGTGATCGTCAATTCTGTCGCTTCACCGCCAAGAGGATTCAATAACTTGATTGTTGCAGTATCACTACCGCCACCAAACGCATCGTTAGGGAATCTAATACCACCGTTATCACCAGCAGCAACATTCAAACTATTGACGTTTACGTTATGTGTGCTGAGAAGTCTTGATGTTGAGTCAAAAGTTAGATCTGTGCAACCAACTGCAGTACCAGTGCTGTTATAGATGATTTGCTTATCAGAACCAGCAACAGGACCAGTTGGACCTTGCGGACCCAATTCACCAGTTGAGCCAATTGAACCTTGTGGTCCAGTTGGTCCTTGTGGACCTTGTGGACCTGCAGCACCAGCTGGACCTTGTGGTCCTTGAGCACCTTGCGGTCCTTGTGGACCAGTTGGTCCAACAACACCTTGTGGACCTTGAGGACCAGGAACTGTTGACGCTTCACCTTGTGGACCCTGTGGTCCCTGTGGACCAGTCGGACCATCGACACCCTGCGGACCCTGTGGACCCCCAACGCCTTGTGGACCTTGTGGTCCTTGTGGTCCTGCTGCACCAGATGGACCTTGTGGACCTTCAACGCCGCTTGGTCCTTGTGGACCAACAATACCTTGTGGTCCTTGTGGACCTTTATCACCAGTTCTGCCAAAAGAAACTAAAATCTCTTGGTCGTTGGCAAATGAACTTGTAGAGCCAGTGATATGAGTTACATCAAGTTCATAATATCCTGTACGATCTGTGAGGTCAATGACGTTATAAAGTTCAAATGTTCCAGCATTTGTTTTATCAAAGACTTTCAAGTAGCCTTTGATTGCGCTTGTACTATCATCAAATGCAGTCAAGAATGTTAGAATGTTTGATCCATCAGCATCAACGTTATCAATATAAACTTTTGTTGCTAATGTTGGTATAGAATTATTGAACTTGAGTTTACCAACGCCTGGATCAGTGCTTGTAATTGCATCATTGAATTCATAAGCAAAACTAATTCCACCATAAGCACCTTGTAAGCCAATTGGTCCTGATGGACCCATTGGTCCTTGAGGACCTTGTGGACCGCGTGCACCAATAGCACCTTGTGGACCAGATGGACCCTGTGGACCAACTTCACCAGTCACACCTTGTGGACCCTGTGGTCCAGTTTCACCTTGAGCACCTTGAGGTCCTTGTGGACCCTGAGGACCTTGTGGACCAAAGACGCCCTGTGGACCCTGTGGTCCTTGAGGACCTTGTGGTCCAACAATTAGACCAGCATCAACCCATTGTACAAGATCGTCATTGTAGACATAAAGATGTCCAATGCTTGTTACAACATAAGCGTCAGCATCATTTGCTGTACCTGGCAAATCAACAACATTGATTACAGTACCAAGCACATTGATGCCACCACCAGGAACACCCTGTGGTCCTTGTGGTCCTTGTGGACCCTGAGGTCCTTGTGGACCCGCAACACCCTGTGGACCTTGTGGTCCTTGTGGTCCAAACACACCTTGTGGTCCTTGTGGACCTTGAGGACCAGTGACGCCCTGTGGACCCTGTGGACCAATAAATGGACCAGCATCAACCCAAACAGCTGGATGTGGACAATCATCCCAAACATATAAGTGACCATCTGCGATGACAATATATGCATCACCTGCAGTTTGGTCAGTGATTGAATTGATTAGAATTGCATAAGTTGGTACTGTGCCGACAAGACGAATGCCAGCACCAGGAATACCTTGAGCACCTGATGGACCTGATGGACCTTGCGGACCAATTGCGCCTTGAGCACCACTTGGTCCTTGTGGACCTTGTGGTCCTGAGAAACCGCGATCACCTTTGACGCCTTGTGGTCCTTGTGGACCTGTTGGTCCACGCGAGCCTTGTGGACCACGACGACCTGTTGTAGCAGTGACTTCCCAAGTCATACCATTATAAATGAATTCAACGGTAACGCCTTTGAGATCAAGTCTTACAATTTGATCGCTACCTTCAATCGTATTGTCTAATGAGCGAACAAAAAGATTATTTGCAGTCCAATCATCACCATCAGTGACTTGAACATATCCACCAACAACTGGCGTATTTGGTAGTGTGATTGTGAATGGACCATTGACGGTTGTATTTGCTACAATACGATCACCATCAACTGCTGTGTAATCTAATGAGTGAACTGACCAGTGTTGTAGTGCACCACTTGCGCCTTGAGGACCAGTTGGACCAGCAACACCTTGCGGACCACGTGGACCAGCAACACCCTGAATACCTGACGGACCTGTTGGACCTTGCGGACCAGATGGACCAGCAGCACCAACTAAACCTTGTGGACCTGATGGACCTTGAGGACCAGCAAAGCCTCGAGGACCAGATGGACCTTGCGGACCAATATCACCTTGAGCACCTTGAGGACCAGCAACGCCAGATGGACCCTGAGGACCAGCAACACCACGCGGACCTGTTGCGCCAGAAGGACCAGCATCACCTTGAAGACCTTGCGCACCTGAAGGACCGCTTGGACCAGTAGGACCAACAGCACCAGTTGCACCAGCTGGACCTTGAGGACCACGAGCACCGCTTGGACCAGTAGGACCTGTCGGACCTTCGTCACCAACTGCGCCTGATGGACCAATTGGACCTTGCGGACCTGCTGCGCCAACTAAACCACGTGGACCTGACGGACCTTGTGGTCCAGCAAAACCTTGAAGACCTTGTGCGCCTGATGGACCTTCTGGACCCTGAGGACCAGCAATACCTTGAGCACCAGATGGACCTTGAGGACCAGCAACACCACGTGGACCAGAAACACCTTGTGGACCTTGTGGACCTGCTTGACCTTGAATACCTTGAGCACCAGACGGACCTGAAGGACCAGATGGACCTTGAGCACCAGCAACACCTTGAGGACCACGCGGACCAGATACGCCACTTGGTCCAGAAGGACCAGACGGACCAGCAATACCCTGAGCACCAACTGGACCAGTTGGACCACGCGCACCAACAGGACCACTAGGACCTGATGGACCAGAAACACCTTGAGGACCTTGTGGTCCTAAACTGCCCTGCGGACCTTGAGGACCCGCAGGACCAGATGGACCTTGTGGACCGCCAGAAGGACCTGTAGGACCGAGCGAACCCTGAGGACCTGACGGACCCTGTGGACCTTGTGGACCTGCTGGTCCACCTGCGCCACGACCAGTTGAAACTTTTACAACTGGTTTCTGAGTTGAAACTTTGATTGTCTGGCCAATAGCCGTGCTGACATTCGCTGACATATTACTGAGTTACCTGAGGGAGAACTGTAATGATTCCTTCGACGATTCTTGTAGTTAGATTCGCAGTGTCTTTCTGTTTCACATCAAATAGGTAACGACCAGCCTTTATATTGGACGTTGTAGCAGAGTTCATAGTAAGAGTGACATTGCCATTCGCTGCGCTTACTATTGTGACAGTAAGATTTGCTGTCACATTTGCGGAATAGTAAGATTTACGAATTGACGACGTAAAGATATAGCCTGTTATATTTAGAGGGCTTCCGTCGTCTTGGGTCAGATCGAGATTATAGGAGAGATCTGTTCCCTGGTCAAGATCTAATTCTACAAATTGCGCCATTTAGGATTCCCCATTTTATTTTCTTATTTATAAAACGAGGAATGCGCTTTTACAAGTTCAATCTCCTGTATATTTCTCCAGTTTGAACTTCTTCTTGATCATATAATACTTACGATACCAGTTCCCTTCGTAGAATTTTTTAGGACTTTTATGGGAATCTAATTGCTCGACCGTTCCTGGACCAAATGAGGCAGAAAAGTCATCAGTCGTCTTGAATGGAATCACCTGAAGGAGAGGGGTTCCTGCAGGGATCGTGAGATCTATCCTTCTCTTTGGTGAGAAAATTACATTGGCAGTCGTAAACTCTCTATAATCCACAACCCCAGGATAAAGATATAAATCTTCAAGATATGGACAATGATAGAAAGCAGGGAGCAATAACGCAGAAACGTTTTTCTTTCCGAAGATCTTCCATGGACCTGGCATATTGAATGCTGTTGGTTTGATATCATCACCGAATGTAAACAGACCATTTGTCACATCTGTTGACATTGGAAATGGTTCTTTCAGTGGAAGTTCTGGTGGATTTATTTGAATTGGATTCTCAAATGGATGAGGCTTTGGCTTTGCTGCCTTATCTGCTAAAGATGTACCATAACGAATTGCAGTGCCTGCTTTGTTTGCTTTGACATGAATGTCAACCCATGCAGTGATCAAATAACCCATTCGTGAATAATCGTGCATTCCAGGACATCCTGGAAAGTTATAACTGCCCTGGTCTTTTTCCTGAAACTCTTTGAAGAACGGTTTTACGTCTTTCGCAAGAAGAATTGGATAGTGAGTGTAAACCTGTCGACTTGAATCAACAAATTCTAAATCAGGAGTTTCTTTTGAAAAGAAATTGAATAATTTATTCATCTTCATGTTTTCTCTTTCTCAATTCCCAAGTATAGTGATGAGTTCTTGTATGCTGAGCCTTTTGAATCTTTTCAATATGCTTCTTCTCACCCGAAGTCATTGAACGAACTTTTGGTTTACGATTATTGAATGAGCCACGTTTGACTGGAATTGCAGTCACCAAAGGAGTTCCTGCTGGCAGACTTCCGTCGAAATCAGGCACAAGCCAAGCCGCAGGAAAGTTTACTTCTTTCGGATATGCATCAGTATCAACATATCCAGCAAGGCAGCGGAATGGCTGATCGAAATGATTCATTGGTGGAATAAACAACGTTGACCAACCTGGTTTTGTTTTGATGACCCAACGATTGATGAACTTCACGGGATTACCGTGCTTGACGCCCATCGCTGCTTTACCACCGACTTGACCAGCATCATGGAATTCAGCAACAACAATTCCAGGTGGATTTATAATTTCGATTTGAGTGCAGTTGTGATTCGTAGTTACATGAAGATCACCAGCAAGAGGAATTGTAAATCCAAGAGACATAGCATCAAGCATCGGTAAACACTTCTTTGCTGTCATGGTTGGATTGCCGAAAACGTCGCGCTTGCCTGCGTCGAATGTTGGCGCAAGATCTTTGAACCATTTGGGAAGATACTTCACAGCAGGGCGAGGTTCTGGAATCACGCCATCGAAATCTGGATGGCAATAGAATTCCATTACATCATTGCCCCAGAACTTGAGCCAATTTTTCATATCAATTAGTCCTCTCACCCATGACCCAACATACTAATGATTTACGAACACCAGAAGTCACTGGAGCAACGCGATGTGGCATGAACGAAGAAAAGAAGATAACATCTCCGCGTTTGGGTTTCATAATAATTGGATTGTCAACTCGACCATGAGGCACTAATTGAAATTCACCACCTTGATAGTCATCTGGATCGGTGAGCAGAACTGATGCGCTAATCTTGCGAATATAATTGGCACTAGTGGTATCCATATCCATGTGCCAATCATAATGTTGTTTGTTCTTTGCTTTGTATACTGTGTATTGAAAATTATCAAAACCATCGATGTTATACATGAAATGGTCGTTATTTACTTGCGAAAGAAGAGCACCAAATTTTTGAAAGATCCAATCTGAGTTTTGATCATGCATGATCCACATGATATCACTGTCGCGAGCTTTTTTGTTTACTGCGCCACCAGCGCCACCGCCGACAGCACCTCTTTGAAACTTTTGCAAGTCTTCAAGATCAACAATCTTGTCACATTCTTCTTCAGTAAAAACGTTTGATGCTACGCAGTACTGTTGTAATGTCTTAGCGTATTTTTGCACTTTGAATGGCATAACAACTCCACATTTTGCAGAATAACCAAATTATACTATATTTAGTCGATCTTTACAACTATTTGACCACCTGTTGGCACAACGACTGGATAGTTGGCTGAATCGGGATATACATTTGTGTCTATTGCAGTTGGTGGCACATATGGTGCTAATTGACCTGCGTTATATCCAGAAATTGTATTTGCTGGTCCTGCATTATAATTGGCAGTTGCTCCATCGCCGCCTGGGAAATATACACCAAGAACATTTGTTGGTGCGCCAGAAGTGCCAAGAACTGGAGAATTATATGACGCAACATTACCAACGTTATATGTTGCTGCAGTATTGCCTGTATATGATGCTGGATTTCTTGGATTATATGTTGCAGGATTTCCTGCATTGTATGATGCTACGTTATTACCAGTGTATGTTGCTGGAACTGGCGGATTATAACTTGCTGGATTGCCAGCATTATAATTGGCAATGGTGTTGCCTGTATAAGTTGCAGGATTTCCTGGATTATATGTCGCAGGATTACCAGCGTTATAATTAGCAAGAGTGTTACCAGAATACGAAGCAATGCTTCCAGGATTATATGTTGCTGCGGTTCCTGCGTTATATCCTGCAACATTATTACCAGTATATGTGGCAGCGGAACCAACATTGTAATTTGCTGAACCTGGATTGTATGCTGCTACGTTTCGTGGATTGTACGTGGCTGGCGTTCCAGCATTGTAGTTTGCATTATTTCCAACATAACCAGAAATATTTGTTGGTGTGTAACTTGCTGGGCTACCTGTATTATAATTAGCATTATTTCCAGTGTACGCTGCGATATTATTGCCAGAATAAGAAGCAGGTGATCCAGTATTGTAATTCGCCGAACCAGGATTATATGCAGCTACGTTTCTTGGATTGTAAGACGCAATATTACCTGTATTGTAGTTGGCACTGTTACCAGAATATCCAGCGATGTTTCGTGGGTTATATGATGCGATATTATTGCCAGAATAAGATGCTGCTGTGCCAGCATTGTAGTTCGCAGATCCAGCATTATAGGCTGCGATGTTTCGCGGATTGTATGATGCAATATTTCCTGCATTATAATTTGCTGAGCCTGGATTATAGCCAGCTACTGATGGAGAATTATACGTTGCTGCGTTTCCAGAGTTGTAGTTTGCTGAACCTGGATTATAGCCAGCTACTGATGGAGAATTATACGTTGCTGCGTTTCCAGAGTTGTAGTTTGCTGAACCTGGATTGTATACACCTGTTGGATTTCCTGGTGATCCTGGGAAATTGGTGAAATCAACAGTTAGTGTGCCGCCTCCAAAATTTGGAGAAAATCCAGTAACACTAACTGGACCAGCCGTGGTGTTGAAAACACGATTTCCAGTGTCCAAAGTTGTGCCAGTACCAAAATAAGGGAACACTTCATATCCATTCGCATTGTTGTACATTTCCTCATATTCACCAATCATGAGGTATCCAGTATTACTAAAATACATACCAGCTGACCAATTTGATTCAGTTGGAGCATTCAAATTTTGTGTATTGCCAGAATATCCAGCGATGTTTTGTGGATTGTATGATGCAATATTTCCAGGAGTGAAGTTTGCGTTATTACCAGAATAACCAGCGATGTTTCTTGGATTGTATGATGCAATATTTCCAGGAGTGAAGTTTGCGTTATTACCAGAATAACCAGCGATGTTTCTTGGATTGTATGATGCAACAGTGCCTGGATTATAGTTGGCGTTATTGCCAGAATATCCTGCGATATTTCTTGGGTTATAGGATGCAATCGCTCCAGGATTATAACTGGCTGCAGTTCCTACGTTATAGTTTGCTGAGCCTGGATTATATGCTGCTACGTTTCTTGGATTATATGATGCGGCATTACCAGCATTATAGTTCGCACTGTTACCAGAGTATCCAGAAATATTAGTAGGTGTGTATGATGCTGGGCTTCCAGTATTATAGTTGGGAGAACCAGGATTATACGCTGCTAGATTGTTACCAGTATATGATGCTGGGCTTCCAGTATTGTACGTCGCACTACCAGAGTTATATGCTGCTACGTTTCTTGGATTATATGTCGCAGGAGTTCCTGCGTTATAGTTGGCACTGTTGCCAGAGTAGCCAGCAATGTTCGTTGGATTGTAAGAAGCAATATTGCCCGTATTATATCCAGAAACGTTGCGTGGATTGTAAGATGCTATATTATTTCCGCTATACGAAGCCGCACTTCCTGCGTTGTAGTTCGCGTTGTTTCCAGTATATGATGCGGTGTTATTTCCACTATACGAGGCTGGATTGCCTGCATTATAGTTGGCGCTATTACCTGTATACGACGCTGGGACTGGAGGGTTGTAAGACGCAGGATTGCCAGCGTTATATGTCGCAGCGTTATTTCCAGAATAGGAAGCCGTTGTCCCTGCGTTATACGTCGCTGGACTACCCGAGTTGTAGGTTGATGCACTGTTCCCAGTGTATGTGGCAATGTTTCCTGGAGTCGCATTATTACCTGTGCCTGCGCGTCCAGAAACTGAAGCATTGAAACGACCATATGGAATCGTTATGCTGGATGTATTATTGAAAGTGGTTGTGTTTCGAAATGCCGAACCGATCCAGCTTTTCAACAGGTCTGTGTGTAAGGGCATCTATACCAAAATCCATTGCTAGTTTGGATATTTAGTATTTGCGGAATCAATCGTATCGGTCGGGGATTTCCCAGTCATTCACGACATCTGGAGGCAAAAGAATACTTCTCGAGATGGCTCTATTCTCAAGTTTTCGATTGATGTAGTCGACGCCAGAGTATTTTCGATATTCTTCGAAGAAATCATCGCTGAAACTATCTAAGAAAATACGAAATTCTTTCTTCGACTTTTCTTTATTTCTCTGCAATTGTTCATGAGAAACAACTTGGCTTACATCTTGTTTCGTGATATATCGATGCGTGTCGATTAGATGATAGCAATGAATCTGCGTAGGTGCGCAGAGTTTATATCCTGCAGCGATAGACGCAAGAGTCATATACTGCTCCTCACCCTCAAAGAAGATGCGAGGATTCATTCCGACATTTCTTAGCCAATCGCTATGTGTGAAAAAGTTTCCAGCAAATAGGTGAATTGTTGGGTGTAAGAAATCTTTAGTCGCCTCTCGAAACTCGCCGTGAGCACCAAGAATATAGTTATCGTGGAAAGACCAATATCCAGCCTTTACTGTAATGCTTCCATGACGATCAATAAATGGAGTACCGTCGTCTTGCATTCTGAATGAGCCGCAATTTGCATCGATGATAATTCTATCGGTTTGATGCTGCTGCATTCCAAGTTTGAAATCATTGATCAAATAACGATCCCAATTCTTATCAAATAGCATATGAGAGTCGACTTGATAATAGAACTCTTCATCGTCAAGTTGAATTGAATTCAGATGTCTTGCCCAACCGACTCCGTCTGAATATTTGGCATCAATTCTTTTATAGCGAACGTTTTTATTTTGAGCAAGATCTGGATACTTCGCCTCTAGACTATCTGGGTAGTCAGTTTGTTCAAATACGCCATAGGTCACTTTTGTCAGTTGAGATTGCATCTCCATCATATTGCGTAGAGTTTGGTGGAGAAGTGGGTCTCTGTACGAGACAATACTGACAAAAATTTTCATTAGCAACCTCTCTTTCCCATCACCCACACGTTCAACGACTTGCGCGTTCCAGAAGTGACTGTTGTGATTCGTGATGGCATCCATGGAGCATGGAAAACTATGCTGCCCAAATTTGGTTTGATTGGCATCACTTCTCCAGGATCACCCGTGCCCATGATCTCAATCTCACCGCCCAAATATTCTTCTGGGTCTGTGAGCATAATTGATGCCGAGATTTTACGTTCCCAATTTAGAAATGCAAAGTCGACATCGTAATGCCAACCACATTCTTGCCCTTTCTTATATTTGGTATATGCGAATGCATCAAACCCATCAATATCGTACATGAAGAAATCGATATTGATTCGACCAACCAACGCAGAAAACTTATCAAAAAGCCACTGAGTGTCTTGATTTGGCGGGAGAATCGCGATGTCTGCTTTATTCTTGCCATTTATCTGGTCTTTAGAAAACATTAGTTTCTTTTCTAAAGAAGTCACAGCATCAACTTCTTCTTGTGTCAAGAAGTCCGATATGACAGCGAATTTGGATAGAACACGATTATATTTGATAACTTGAGGCATAACGAACTCCACTTTACATGATCAACTAGTATAACCTATTTATTCGATTCTTACAACTATTTGTCCACCTGCAGGAACTTCAATTGGGTGATCGCGATAATCAATCTCTTGGTTCTCAAAGTAGTAGCTGACTTCTTGCTCATTGACGTAAACGCCTGGAGCACAAACGCCACCACCTGGGAAGTATACACCAAACGCATATCCAGGTTCTCCTGGAGTTCCTGGGATTGGGAAGTTATACGTGCTTGCGCTTCCAGGATTATAAGTTGCGACAAAGTTACCAGAGTATGAAGCGATATTGTTGCCAACATACGTTGCTGGATTACCAGAATTGTAACCAGAAACGAAGTTAGAAGTATAAGACGCTGGATTTCCAACATTATATGATGGAGGTGGTGCAGCGTTGTATCCAGCAATGTTGTTACCAGTATAAGATGCTGGGCTTCCTGTATTATATCCTGCGTTGTTACCTGTGTATCCAGCCAATGTATTTCCAGAATATCCACCAATATTTGTTGGATTATATGTTCCAGGATTACCAGTGTTGTATGATGCAACGTTACCACCTGCAGCAAATCCTGCAGAGAAGTTTCCAGTATATGTTGAAGCAACACCTGGATTGTAATTTACACTATTACCAGAATAATTTCCTACTGAAGGAGGATTATAAAGCGCAACGTTTCCTATGTAACTTGCTGGAGCACCAGTATTATAATTAGCGCTGCCGCTTGGTAGAGGAGTGCAATCGTAGTTTGTTATATTGTACTCAATAACTTCAGGAGTTCCTGGCATTGGACCATAGAAACTAGTTGGTGTTGGGCAGTTTGCGCTATTTCCGCTGGTCGTGAAAGAGCCAGAACCAATGTTACCGCCACTCACCAAGTCCAATGAATAGTATGTTGTTCCAACCCAACTTACACCACCACCAGCAGGATTATATCCTGAGATTGTTGGCTCGTTATAACCAGAAATATTTACTGGATTATAAGTTGCGATATTTGTTGGATTGAATGTCGCAACGTTTCCTGGCGTATAGTTTGCGTTTCCTGGTGTAAATGCTGGTGGATTATAGCCTGTGATTGTTGGTGGATTGTACGTTGCAGGATTTCCACCTGACAATACTGGATTGTAAGTTGCTGTGTTATCGTTATAACCTGCAAGAGATCCTGCATTATAATCACCAGTCCAATTACCTGGTGTCGGCGGACCACCCTCTAATGCGGTATATGTTATGTAAATGTTTAGTCCAATAGCCGCATGTGGACCTGCTCCTGGATTACCATAAGCAGTAGTTGGGCTTGGCAGCGTTGGCGTTGTCAATAATTGAGGATAATATTGAAATCCAATTTGAACAGGATCTTCTTCAAAAACTTGAGCAAATCCATTATCATTGACAAAAAATGTTGCGCTCCAATAAACCAATCCACCACCTGACGGTGGATTGTATGTCATGAAATTGCCAGTATATGATGCTACACCTGTATTATAGCCTGAAAGGTTTCCACCAGTGCTTGGATTGTATGTTGCAGGATTTCCTGGTGAGTAGATTTCAGTAGACATTAGTAAGTTAGAACCCCATTAGCATAGAAATTTGGGCTAGACTTATACTTATTATTGAATGTATAGACTGTATATGGATAGTTGATTGAGACAATTGCGTTGATGCGTATAGCATTACCATTCTTGTCTACAAAACTATCTCCAACTTGAACTTGCGCAACTTCCTCCAAAGATCTATATCCTTGCATTGTCAAATTTGGATTCATAGAAGCATAACCCTTTCCGATAACGAAGAATGGGTGGTCATCAGATGCTCTGATTGCAACGCTATTTTCCAAGATATACTCAAACATGACTCTATTCACACGAGTAATGATTTCTGAAACTTCATTCGTCTCGTGCTGACCTGTTTCTGGATTGTAAGATAAAATTTCATCTCCAACTTGAATAGTCTCAATGGTCTTGGTTGAACCGTCAGCCATTGCAATGAGCGTGTCACCAGCGAAGCAACATCCACCACCGCCACCACCACTTGGTGCTGGAGCGTTATAACCAGAAATTGTTGGTTCATTATATGTTGCTGCAAATCCTGCATTATAAGTTGCCACATTACCTGCATTATATGTGGCAGCTCCAGGACTAAAGTTAGCATTGTTAGCAGCATTATATCCAGAAATATTATTTCCGCTATAACTTGCTGGATTTCCTTCTGTATAACTGGAGATATTTCCTGCAACATAGTTTGCGATTGAACCTGGATTATACGCACCTGTTCCAGTGTTACCAGTATATGATGCAATATTTCCTGTATTATACAACTGCTCTCCTGGAGCATTGAACGTTGCTGCGAAGTTTCCAGTAAAACTTGCTGGGTTTCCAGTGTTATAGTCACCAACCCCCTCATTATAAACAGCATTACCCACATTGAAGCCACCAATAGTAGTTGGCGTGAATGATGCTGGATTGCCTGTATTGTAATTCGGTGTTGATGCGCCTGGAGGATTATAACCATTGATTGTTGCAAACGAACAATCAGTAAATGGATTTCCTGGAGTGAAGACTGCTGAGTTGCCAACAAAGCTGTTTATATTACCAGCGTTGTAAACTGCATTTCCTTGATTATAATTTGCATTATTATCAGTATAAGTGATTGCATTACCAGCAGTGAATCCTGAAGGATTACCTGTATTATAGTTTGCATTATTACCAGTATATCCACCGATAAAATTGCCGCTATAAGTTGATGGTGTTCCGACGTTGTAAGCACTTGCTGAGCCTGGATTATATCCAGAAATATTTGTTGCATTATATGATGCTGGGTTTCCAGGATTATAAACTAGTGTTCCTGGATTATAATTGGCAGTTCCAGGCGTTGCTGGAGAACACTCATAGTATATATTATAGAAGTAGACCATTTGCCCACCACCAACAACAAACCCAGGAAAGTTTGGGAAGTTGCTTGGCGTGACTGCTTCTGCTGTAAATTCAGTTGGGCAACCAACTGATGTTCCTGTTCCTTCAAATGCTATTTGTTGATAATAAAAGTAACCTTCATCGAAGAAAGTTTCAACGATAACACCATACCAATTTACTGTTGATGGATTGTAGTTTGCAATTCCACCTGGATTATATACTGGCGACATTCCACCAAATATATTAGTTGGAACTGTTACAACATTTCCTGCATTATAGGTTGCAGGATTACCAGTATTATAGTTTGCGCTATTGCCAGAATAGGCAGTGATATTGTTCGAGCCACCAACATATGTTGCTGGGTTGCCTGTGGTATATGTTGCACTACCAGCATTGTATCCGCTAATGTTTCTTGTATTATAACCGCCAGGAGTTGCAGCGTTATAACTTGTACCAACACCAGTATTATAACCAGCAATGTTTGTTGTGTTGTAACCTGTGATGTTGCCAGCATTGTATTGTGCGCCGCCTGTGCTTCCTGAGTTATACCCCACAATGACTGCAGGATTGAAGCCAGTGCCACAAGGATTATAGATTGCGTTATTACCACCGCTGGCTGGAATTTCAGTATTTCCAGTATACGATGCTGGGTTGCCAAAATTGTAATTGGCATTGTTACCAGTATAGGAAGCAGTAAAACCTGGATTGTATGTTGCAGCAACACCAGAGTTATATGATGCCGCGCTGTTGCCTGTATAAGTTGCAATATTACCAGGAACTAGACAGTTACCAGATCCACCGCGACCTGAAACGTAAAGACGATTTCTTCCATATGGAACAAACATATTTCCATATGTGTTGAACACAGTCGACCCACGAGTTGCCGTCCATGTTTTTTCTAATTCATCAATACGTTTTGGCATTGTATCTTATCTGAAGTCTTTTACTGCCAATGTACCAACATACGTTGAGCCGCCGTCATACGATGTGAATGTCCAAAGATCTTTACTACTTGATCCTGTAGTTTTTGGAGGAATTGCGCCACCAGACCAATAAACAGTATTGGCAAAGGTATAGGTTCTTCCGCCAGTTCCATCTTGGATGATAATAAGCGAGAACGTCACTGCAAGACCGTTAGATGGTGCATTGGTAAACGTAAACGTCGTTGGTCCATTGAGAGTATACTTGAACCAATTTGATGAACTCAAGTCTACGCTCACTGCACCTGATACTGTGCTTGAAGAGATAAAGTCTTTAGTTGCCTTGAAGTTTGCAGTGACGTTACCCATGACAACGTTGGCTGGAAGATTATTGTATTCAATTTTCCAAGCACCATCTGATTCATGCCAGTGGAGATCAGCATTTGCTGTTCCAACACTTTGACCGCGACGAACACGGAAGTATCCATCACCACCTGAAGAAGAAGTGAATCGAAGAACATATTTGTCGCTATCGGTCACTGCTGGGGCAAGAATAGGGTCTTCAACAGTCAACGTGCGAATATACGCATTGATGATATTTGCATTAGCAATGTTCGCAAGATTACGAACAATTAGATTACCTGTTGATGTATTACTTGCAACGTTTAGATTATATGCAAATACGTTATTTGTTACGTTCAACGTTCCAGTAACATTTACATTTGCAAAGATAAACGTATTTGGGTGAATGTTTAGCGTTGCGGACTGTTCTGTATTTGCAATGTTTACAATACCAGCATTGATTGACACTTTCACAACGTTGACGTTTATGATACCATGCGAAACGTTTGAGAAGGTGATGTTAGATCCATAGAATGCAGTGTTTGTATTTACTGTGAATAGATCTGTTTCGCCCATTCTTCTAAATTCAATATCACCGCAGTCAACATAAACATGATTTGTAGAATTGTCTACTTCTATGTTATGGACAGTAAGTGTTCCATCGATATTCGTATCGTCTTTGACGTCAAGAATAACACCGCCAGCAGAGTTAGCGATGCGAACGTAACCCTCTGAGATGACAACGTTGCCAAAAGGCTTGACGAAGTCGCCGCGACAAATTTCGTTCACGTCGTTTGCCATGAGGTTGTCGTTGATACGCCACTGATTGAACGTATTTGACACCGTTGTTAGGTAAACATTTATTGTATTTGCCATGTTATTTCTCGCCGCCGACCGCTTTTAGTATTTGATTGAGCATAGACTTGATATCAGAGACTTCTGATTTCAAATTATTTATTTCTTCCTCGACCATCTTTGTTCTTCGCAACTCAGCCATCTTTTGCTGATGCTTTGCGACTGCAGATTTGTTTGTATTCAAGATAGCAAAATTATTCAAATCCTTGACATAATTTAGATTGTCACTCACCTTTGCCTTTTCTGTCATATCAACCCTCTGGGATAGCACTGATTCTAAGGTTCTTGACTCTAGGAATCAATGATTCATCACTAGTAATCAAGCACACTTTGATTTGGAAATTTTTGAATGTTCCACCGATAGGATATGAAATACCGTTTTCGATATAACTGATTCTATTCTCATCTAGAGATGGACGGAACTCAAACCCAATAAACGTATTTGGGTTTCTTGAGTAATTGTCTTTGACCTTACTCATCAATTTCCAGCTCTTATCAGAGATTCTTTCTGGATCGTCCCCAGATAGGACTTTGTAATACACAAGAATATCAGTACCTGTTGGACGAACTGCATCCATGAACACACGCAAGTCACCAGACTCAAAGCCATCTTCAAGGACGATTTCGCGTGTGATATACTTAGATAGGATGTTACCGCCAGATTTACCATCTTCACCAGAAGCAACCGCAGATGCCGTTGTACCACCAGTCGTACCAGCAAAAGTTGGAGCCTGAATAGCGATCGTTGGTGTTGTGGTATATCCGCTACCGATATGAGATAGGACGATTGAACTGATGGTATTGCTTCCGTCAGTATTTGCGACAGCAAAACCAGCAGCACCAGTACCATTACCGCCACTAATCGTCAGTGCATATAAACCAACATTATATGCTGGATATGGATAGCATCGATTTCTAAATGAGATTGCTGCAGTATTTACTGAGTTGTTCGTGCTTCCGTGAACACTAATCGAACCTAAAGGATCAGCAGAAGTAGTATTTGAACAAATATACTTGGCGCCGAAATTGGTGATTGCAATCTTAGTATTTGATAAGCCAGCATTATTGATAAAGAACGTTGCAGCAGTCAACGACAATCTTTCGATGTTGACAATCGGAGAAACGTCTGCATCAGTCGATGACATTTCAGCAGTCAAGATAAAGCTGTTAGCGTTACCTTGAACAAGTCTGCGTCGATTGATTGAATTCTTAGATGACTTATCGGAGAGAGTTCCGAACTCTACTGTCTTGAATGGATCCAGATCAATGCCATTCGTTTCTTGAGCAAGAGTTGCTGAGTAGACACCCTTCAATGAATAGTCAACTAATCCAGCTGGGAATTTGAGATCAGCAGAGGTCAACATAACACGATCAAGATCAATGTTTGCAATTGGTGGAGCGTCGAGAGCAAAAGTTACAACACCTGAAGTATCGAACACAGCCTTGTTGAGAACAAACATCAAATCTTGATTTTGATATGGCGTCCAGGTTGATGAGTTTTGTGATCGGAAGAATGAACCAGCATATGGCTGTTCTGAGATTCTAACCGTTGTCGTGGTTGATGATCCAAGAACATCTGTTCCAAGTTCAGCAATAAACAACTCATAGTCTGGCGAATCAGAGCCAACTAGAATAGCATATTCTCTATTTGGTTCCAAGTATACTGGATCATCGAAAGTAAACTTCGTTGCAGTCATTGGATCATTGATATTTGGAATATCAGAGACGTGTACGTCTTTAGTGCTGACGCTCTTTGATGCAAGGTAATTCTTTGTTGGATATCCATTTTGCACTTCTGCAATCTTCACTGTAACTGGAAGCTGTAGACTTCCGCGTGTGATTGTCTTTGAGTTTTTGAAGTATGTTGCAACTGATGGCTTGCTCTTGAAGAACAAATCAATAGAGGTGCAGTAGATACCGTAATCTTGTTTATTTGAATTTGGCTTTGGAGTAAAGAACGTTTGAGCCATACCATCACCAAGAGGAATTCTTGGAATAGTAGAAGCACTTGATCCAGATACTGGTGGCTTGACAGGAGTTCCAACTGCAGGGCGATCTGATGGTGATGCAGGAACAACTAGTGAACTGCCTTCTGTTTCAGCGACAGGAGGTAGAACTGGTGTCGTTTGAATTCTCTGTGTAGTTTGTAGAATACCAGAAGCAGCATACGTTGCAGAAGCGCGCATTCCGTAATCTGGATCATTATATCGAGCTGTGTCTGTAATCGTGAAGAGACGATTGCCAGTCTTGAATTTGAATCCAGAATAAGATGGGATATGGAAAAGCCCAGCAACTGTTCCGTAAGTATCTACGTCATGATTGCCGATAGAATATTTCGTTGTGCTGTCAGGAGAGAAACTCAATGCACTATTCAAAGTTAGATTTGCACCGTTGATGCCTGAAACTCTCTTGACTTCACCAACACCTGTTCCACTTACAAAGTAAATTAGATTGGCGTTAGATGGATTGTTTCCATTATTTGAATTCACGTGAATAAAATCTGTTGCACCGTAAGTATTCGCAATCACGCCAGAGCGATGGATATATGATGATACAGCAATATTTACTGCAACATTTTGAATACTCTGAATCGTATTTCCAGATGAGAAAGTTAGAGAATGAACTTTATTAGCATAGAGTGCTTCTGCACTTGGTAAAGTAGCATTCCAAATCTTACAAGGATCTGTATTGCTTGAGTTTTGTGTGAACGAACCTTGGATAGGTTCAATTGCGATCATACCTTGTCCAGTGGCATGGAAATAGCGAACAATACCACGGAATGTTGCTAGATCATATCTTTGCGCACCATCAGATGTTTGATAAACAATATCACCTGGTTTGTATTTGGTGGCGACGACTGAAAGCGCAACACCAACTGGAAAGACATTGGCGTTCACATAGTTTTGCTTTAGATAAAGTAGATTTGGACCAGAGGTTGAAATGACCGTGGCATATGCATTACCGAGTTGAGGAGAAATAACACCCTCACCAGCATAGTATCTGTCTGCAGTATCAGAATCAACTACTGAAACAACGTTTGAGTTTGAGTAGGTAATCGTTGTTCTTGAATTTTGAAAATATAACTGAGCATTTTCATCAAGATCACCGTCTAACTGACGAATGGTCACAGTTCTATTGGTTGAGTCATAAGATTGAACCAAACCATTGAATGTGTTGACCGTTGCACTAGTTCCCTGCCATAGAATATCTCCAGGATAAACTTGTGCTGCATTATTTCGATCTACTTCAACAATCTTTTTAGCGTCGATGAGAACTCTATTGCCAGCCTGACAGAAACCATTTACAGCAACATCGTCAAAAAAGATACGTGAGATTTTATATGGCTTTAGATTATTAGCCACAAATTCTATTTCTCGCCCACGAATATATGGGACAAGGTTTGTATCTACGACAACTTTACCAGTTTGTGTTGTGATCGCCATATTTTATCTCTTACCTAAAGTTAATCTCTGTCATAATTGAAATCTATACTATCACTATCAAGTCTTCCAGCACCACCGCCACCGCTTTCTGCACCTCTGCCACCATTGGCGAGGACGATTTGTGGTGTCTTGGTTGGATTTGTTGACTCAAATACAACGTCAGGTTCAACTGCTGCTGTAAATTCTGTAACTGCTGGAACCCATTTCGAATCATCGAACAATCCACCATTACTGAATAGATTACCCGCTGAATACCCTGTTGCGCCAAACGTGAAGTTTACACCAAAATTGAGTGGTGAAATTCTAAACCAAGGATCATACTCAAGTATGAATTCTGGGAATGATGGCAGATCTGGTAGTACCTGATTTGGTGGAACTGGATCCTCTGGGATAATAGGGCGATCTGGACCATCTGGAACAATGACAACAGTATCATCATCTGTAGCAGGTGGTAAATCAGTACCTGGATCCTTCGCAATCACCACATCAGCATTTGCTCTTGGTGGTGGAAGTGTTGGAGGTGGAGGAGGCTCAACAACCTTTTCGCGGATAACTGTTACAGTCTCAACGATTTTTTCTGGAACAGTGATCACTTCTGGCTTCAATGTTTCAGATACCCAAACATCTGTTTCTGGTGTCAGAGTAATTGCGCCGTTGAATTGACCAAACAAGAATGGTTGTACGGAAACTGCCTTATCAGATGCAAGACTTTGAGTGATTGCTGGAACTTCAGTATAACTCAAGCAAACTGTTTTCTTATTTACAGTCGTGTTTTCCTTACCGACTGGCTTCAAGCCAAGTGAATAGACCTTCATTGCAGGGATCATAAATCCACCTTCAAGCGCAACATTGAAGTCTGTGCTCTTGTAATCTGCAATATTGAAGTTTTGGAAGTTTTCACCGACTAGACCATACTTCTCTTTCTCTGTACCATCTTCATATTGAGTCTTGTCAGCCATTGCCAACTTCTCAACGTTATTCAATGAAGTGAAGAATTCAACTCTCTCAAGACGTTTATCCATTCGAGAGATATCTTTCATCGTATAACGCTTGTTCTCGTTATATTTTAGACGAACTTCACGAACATCTGCCACATATGGTGGGAGATATAGTGTGTAAAGTGTCATTGCCTCATCAGAATCAGCAGGTGGAAGTGGTTGCGGAGCAGCCTTACCCTTGATCACTCTAAATTCTTTATCCTTAGACAGCACAAGTTTATCAATACGTGGTAGATAATAGTCATATGACAACTCTGTTGTTTCATCAGGAGATGATATAGCTGGAACAGTATATTTCTCATCACCATCGCCTAGAATTTGAGTTGGTCTAAAGTCTAGACAATCTCTTAGATTATAAACAATCCCTGTTGATGATGTATAGATTGGAATTGTTCCATTTTCATATTCTTCTTGAGAATATGAGTCAACAGAGAAGAAAGAAACGTTTGATCCAGTTGCGTAGATATGTTGATAGAAGTCAACATGGACAAGAAGTTTTGCGCTTGGAGAATCGTAGCCGTCCTTCAAGATCAATTTAGCATGCTCATAACGATCATCTCGCTGACCATAATCGATATAGAAGTGATCAGTAATGTCAGTATAGACAGTTGCGTTTGGTAACATTGTAGAGTTACCTGCAATGACCTTACGAACACGAACTACGTCTGGAACATATAGTGAAATTGAATCGCCTGGACGAACTGTTGTAAATTCTGTATTTGAAACAAAGATCAACCCATTAGCCATGTCAACATTACCATAAGGAATGTTGGCGGATGGGCTAATTCTCAACTCAATGTTTGTATTGGCGTTTGTGGTAACAGTTGGATAGTTGAATGACGTGAGTGTATATTCTGTATTGCTATGTAATACTTTTCGACGAATCTTATCTTCAGCATCATTTTGTTTTACAAAGACAACAATATCAACTGAATTCAATCCAGTCAGACCAGTATCAATTGACAGTGAGTCGTTTGTCTTTGTAATATCACCAGCATCTAATTGAAGTATATCACCATTTGATACGCCAGTTTCGGAGCCTCGATCTCTTACGACAACAATTAGATTATCTTGAATTGCAGATGTTGAGTCTGCCCAAGGAAGAGTTTCAAATGTAGTCGTTAGACCCTGACCACCTGCAATTTGGAATATACCGCTTCCAGGTGATGTTGGTGGGCGATTGGTAATAATTTTATTATGAACATAATCACAATTATTGATTGAACCACGTTTTGCGTAGGTTCTTGGCAGTCTGAACACTAAACTTTGCTTCAGAGTATCTTCAGTTGATGTTTCTCCAGTAAGATACTTGGAATATGCAGAAACATTCATAGAAGAATTTGATACCGTTGCTTGGTTATTTGCGACAATCGGACCTGCAATAAATGATTCAGCGTGATCTAGTTTGAAGTTGAATTGAACAACGCTTGTTGAATTTGGTACTGCACCACCAACCTTTGCACCATCATCAAACTCACGATCGAGTGTAGCCTTTTTAGTTGAACCATTATAGTTGGTAATGAGGCGTGTTTGATTTGTAACATTTGAAGAGTATGAAGTTTGTTTGAATACTTGCAATGGGAACGCAGTAGAAGTAGACAAGAAGGTGCTTGTAAACTCAGTATTGACCAAGAACGTATTATTGTTTGGTACGTTTACAACTTCTCTAACTTCATTATTGATACGGATCACGTCACCAACATTGACTTTCGTTTGACCACCACCAGCATCGAGTAGATCGCTACCAACATGAACTTCAAATGTATTGACATTGATATTTGCTCTAGAAATGCTTGATAATGCATCGAGGCGTACTGGAAGAACAGTAACAGCAACATTGACGTAAGCATCATTCAAAGCTGAGAAACTGGTTGGCAGAGTAATTGATTTGGCATTATCAGAAGCAGCAGCGACTGTCGTTACAATCGGTCTCATGTCAATATCTGACAGATACAACTTGAATGCGCCGTTTGAATCTGTGTCAGCATTGAATGGATCAGCAGCGTAGCGAATGAAATTCTTCACTCTTGCCGTACCAATTTTGGTGTTTTGATAGGTGTTTGCGTCAGCACCTGTACCTAAACCAATAGAAATCTTAGATGTATCAACGCAGTGAACATCTACCCTTTCTAGTGCAGCGATATTGACGAAGCCATTGCTGCTTCCTCGCAATCCAGTAACATAGATTGAATTTCCGTAAGAAATATCAACGTCAGTTTCAACCAAACGTTTGACATCAGCCTCACTACGAGGCTTCTCAACGTTGAGTTTCATTGACCCAATTGTTTCAAACTCAAATCCCTTGACGTATGCCTTTCCTGGCTCGATGACGATTGTATATTCGTCGCTATTGATGCCATCAACTAGAGATGCGCGGAATGGCTTGACTGTATAATCGCCTGACTCATCGAATGTACGACGAGCAAGAGTTTTCTCTAGTTCAGCATAAACTGGATACTTGACTTGTTTGGTAATCTGTCCACTCTCGACTCTCATGAGTTCGAAGAACTTGGATTCATCAACCACAGTATCAAGTGGGCGAGTCGTTAGAACAAGACTAAATTGAAAACGATCAGCGCCTGGAGCCTGATAGTTGAATGATGACTGTGCTGGATCAAGTAGTGTTGTATCGATTTCGCTATCAACAATTTCTTCGTTGATTTCAAGACCGATCTTTACGTTTGCTGAAGATGAGTATGCAGAAACAACTGCAGTTTGGTCTAGAACTTTTACGAAGTAACCGTCTGCATAGAACACGCCTTCGTTGATAGAAACGATTGTTCCAAGACCGCTTGAGTTTGAACTGTTAGCCTGAGCCTCTGTCGTCTCACCAGCGACCTTGATAATATCACTATTGGTAAATTCGTTACCTGTGACATAACGAACCATGAGAGTTGGTTCGCCTTCAAATGGATAGTAAGTTGCAAGAACTTTAGCCTGTACATTTCCAGAAGAATTGCGGATAACGCGATCCTCAAAATCAGCAACGTCGATATCGATATTATTGTATGTTTTTTCGAGTTTTAGCCACTTGCACTTATTGTCAAGTGTCATATTACCGCCGATGACTGGAGAGCCATCTTGGAATACATGATCGCCGAATTGCTTAATTTGATTCTGTAGGATAGACTGAATTTGTGTAAGTTCACGAGCCTGAACTGCTCTTCCAGGCTTGAAGAGAACCTTCATATAGTTATTATCTAATGCATTCTCTTTGAAATCGTCGTAATAAGGATCGATATTAAATTCCATGAACTTCTACCTAGAATGAAAGTACAATTTTGATCTGATCAATCTGATTATCTACACGAGTAATGTTCGTTCTATTTTCCATATAAATCAAGTCTCCCGTGAAAGGCTTGATTTCGGAATTAGAAATTCCCAAAATAGGAGTCGATATTCCAGAAACCGTGCTCTTTATCGGAGAAGAGACTGTAAACGTCCCTGTGATATTATTTATGTAAAGAAAATTATCCCCTGCAGACCAGTGGGCTACGTTTGCGACGGCATTTGCAGTTTCTATGGAGGAGCCGATATAAACAGTCTCTCCATTTATAAAGTTTGCTGTCACAGGATCGCTTACAAATAGGCGAGTCGTGGTTCTGTAATTTGTTAGATTTGCGAACCAAGCACTATTTGCGATTAGAGGATTTACGAGCAATCCGACCTGATTGAACTTGAACATGTTAGTTGAATCGCTAATTGGAATCTTCGTTCCATCTGTATCATCATTCAACTCTACGCAGATCATTAGACTATGAGCGCGAAGTTCTTTGGTTGGATTTGATCCATGACCGCCAGCAGGACCAACTTGAATATCAAAAACAGCATTCGAACGTGCAACATACATCGTTTGAGTATTTGCCGCATAGATGAATGGTGCATTTACAGATAGGCTCGTGTTATTGATTATAGAAATAACGTTCCTAGAAATACCATTGATCGTGATAATATCGTTCACATAAACATTACCGAAGAATATATTAGCATTCGATGCAGTATTTGCGGTAACAATCGTAGAACCGTCTGTATTCACAGTACCAGAAAGTGTGGCTGATAGTGGAAGTCTATCGGCTAATTGATTGTTTGCGGTTATCGTGCCACGTGTATAGTTGTTACCGCCGATCTGCACAGAAACAGAAGTAATGTTTCCGTTCGATACTCTTGCTAAAAGTTTAGCCGAACTGCCGTCTGTATTTGTAATTGACAAGAAGCTGCCTGTGTTTGTATTACCACCACCAGCATATCCTGAACCACCCCACAAAACGCGAACAATATCGACTCTTCCGTCTTCAGCAGCCGCCAGCACAGCGTTATCTGTTACAACAGGCATCCACTCGGAGGTGAAAAACTTTTGCTTCAATCCTGGTGGAATCGTATACATATACTTCCAGCGATATCCATCGCCAGTTACGATAAACGGATCTTCTGGAAGTTGTCCATCGATATCAATCGTTGGTTCAATCGTCGACGGAGAGTTATTTCCGTTGAACAGACATTTGAAGATCTGATCTCTGTTGTTTCTAACATAGAACGTATTCGCAACTTGAGGGTAAGTATTATCTCGTCTTTGAACTGTAACATTAGTATTGCTATACGCTGCATTCGCGTTGAGAGAAATGACTTTGTTACTGCGAACAGAAACAACTTCTCTTGCATCTTCACCAACAACTACAACGTCCCCTCTTCCGACGTTACCGACAAAGTTTGCAGTATTGCCGACAATAATGAGACTATTGCCAAGTAGAGTTAGTGATTGAGAGGAATTGGTATTTGAGAAAACGCTATTTACGACCAATACTGTGTTGTTCGTTACAGAAACAACGCTCTTAGTTGTATTATTGACGGAGATCAGATCTCCTGGGAAAAGATACGTTGCGAACGTCGTGCTAGTTCCAGTAATAACATTTGAGTTTGTTGCAACAGAAACAGTGCCACTCAAAATAGTATTGGCATTTGAGTTTGCTGTGCCTAGATTATGATAGTCGACATAAGAGAAGATTTCGATATGATCCTCATATGTGTCATACGTTCTTCCACTCGCCCAGTCGACTCTCGAGATAACTGGCTGCATATCAGACTCAAAGACTTTCTTCATACCAACCATGCTATAGTAGAATTCATTCTTGCTGTTCGTGGTGTAGATTACGTTCTCGACATTTGATGCATCTGTTCCAGTAAACGCTGGGGATCGACCAACCGTGACATAGGTGTTACTAATTTCTGTATTGGACAAATCTTTCTTTAGGCGATCAATTATAAAATTGCTAAAGAGTGGAGTTATGAGAGATTTCATTTATTCTTTAGTTCCCTGTAAGTGTCACGATTTTGAATTTGAGACCGCCGCCAACTAAATTAGGCACAACGTGATATACTGCATTCGTTGTATTACCATAATACGCTAGATTGAGATCGATATAGTTAGAAATAACATTATTCACTCTAGCATTTTGAGTTGTTGCTTTCTTCAAGTAAATAACATCAGAGGCAATATAACTATATGGAGAATCTACAGTCAATACAGTAGCATTCGAGATATTTATCACTTGTCTAACCTGGTTTTCGATCATGATATAGTCGTTAGCCATGAGTTGCGTATTGAAGAGAGTATTTGTTCCGACGACCGTTCCATTATTTGTGAATATTTGAACTGTTCCAGTTTGTGCAGTATAAACATTTGCTGTTGCAATATTGAACGAAACATTATCCCCAACCTTGACAATCTCAGAAAGGGCATTGGTATTTCCAGCAACAACAAGGCGAGTATTTGATAACACTTCTAATGCTTGAATTGTTTCAGCCATAATAAAGTTGCTATTGACAACAAAATGTGTGGCATTGGTTACAGAGACGACTTCTTTCACCTGCCCAGCGATTCTAATAATATTGTTTTGAGATATGATTGGTTGTTCTGGGTTTGGCGCCAAGTTACTTGGATACAATCCATCGTATCTTGAATTAGACATTGCTATAACTTGATTGCCGTCAACATTAGAAGCACCAAGAATACGAAGGAACATTGTGTTACTTGAAACAAGACCCTGACCTCTATAAACAAAGTCTCCGTAAACTTCTAGTTCTGTGTTACTGTTGATTTTAGAGATCACTCCAGTAATTGGAAGTCTGAGCACTTCAGGAACAACGATGTCATCTGGATCATCGTCAATAATCATCAAATCACCGACGTTGACTCTCGTATTGGCATAAAGAGAAACATTTGTTGGATCTGGAACCCAAGTCGTGGATGTTCCAGTTACAACGTTTGATCTAGAATTTGCAACCGCAACAGTAGCAGCTGCAGCGCCCTCAGTTCTATTTCTAGAAAGAATAGCAGTCACATTTGAAGAATACTCAGTTGCTCTTTCAATATCATTTCTTGATAGTGTTTTAGAAATCATTGACATTCCTGCAGGATGCGCAATGTTTCTAATTGTTGTTTCGTAATCGACTAAATTCTTCTCTGACGCAATGACGTAAGAGAAGTTGTGATAGATCTTTCCGTCTTGAAGAACTTTATCTGCACTCACAAAACCATCAGAGTTTAGATAAAATCCATTGAATTCAATCAAACCATTAGCAAAAAATGCTTTACCTTTCGCCAATCCATTACCATAACGCATTGGATTTGGTAGACCATCTGCAATTACCTGAGGAGGATATTGCTCAGGTGCTGGAACGTTCATTGAAAGATTTGAATTACAATAAACACCATTGGCGCTAATCAAGTCTGTTGTATTGCTAAATGAACCAGAGTAGTTATAAAGTCTCAAAACACCTGTTTCTTTATTGTAAGACTTGACATTTGCTCTGAATGAAGAGTCAGCAATGCTTGCGCCTTGATAGACATACTCAGTTTCTGTGAAAACGTTTGCTTCTGGGATTGGGTTGATTACTGTATCCAAAACCTTCAATGAGACGTTTGGAGTTGCAACGTAATCAAACCCTCTGTAGATAAGTCTCAAGTCTCGGATTCTGCCGATAGCAGAGGTGTTCACAATATTCTCAACACCATCGCCAAACAAATATCCAATCAATACTGGCTCAACGCCATTTTGTCTTTGTATGACAGCACCTGTTGCAGTTGTCTTGAATGCGCTATTGACGTATAGGTGAGTGTTATTGATTACGCTGACAACTTTATGAATTTCATTATTGATTCGAATCAATTGACGATTATTCGCAGCACTGCTTCCTGCAAACGTTGTTCCAGTACCAATCACTAGATTGCTTCCAACTTGAATATTTGCTGTGCCACTAAGAGTTGTATAACTTGGTGACTGTCTTGTTACATGAAGTTCTGGTCTAGCGACGTATCCTTCACCACGATCAGTAATTGTTATTGATGTGATTCTTCCAGCAGAACCTACAGACTGAACTACAGCAGAGCCGCCATATCCACGACCGCTGAACGAGATTGTATCACCAATCGCGTATCCTCTGCCTCCATCAACAATTCGAATTTGAGAAATCAAGCCGAGATCTCTAAATGTTTGCCAGTGAGTTTTCTTTAGTTCTTGCTCATCTTCATAACTATAGAGAGAAGATAGTTGAGTGTCATAGTGAGACTCAATACCCAGTCTTGGTGATTGTCTAAATCCTGCACCGCCATTGATCACAGAGATCAATGCGATACCACCAGTGTTTTCTGTGACATAGTCAAAGCATTGAACAAGCTGGCTTTGTGAGTTTGCAGGAACTGAATCGTTTACAATCGAGTTTACGATGAAAACCTTATCAGTATTCTTAGTTTGAAGTTGAGATCCAGTGAGTGCGGTTGCAACACTATCAACACCTTGAAGTTTGACATCATAAATTAGAATCTGGCCAGTATTAGCAGAAGGACCACCAACGCCGAAAAGAACATTGTTTGGCGTTGCAACCTTACCAGTAAAGCGAGCGTCTAAGAAGTTTGTGCCATTTGCCCAAATTTGCTCAGCGTTTGCATAGAAATCGTCTTTATCTGTTTCTGTTACATTCAAAATAACATTACGATTGTTCTGAGTGA